AACAGCAAGCTCACGCAAACCATCTAACCTTGATGACAGACCCCCATCATAAATGTCATTCAACAATGGGCAATCCAAGATGCCTGTAATTGACACACCAAGCAAACGTTCCTCTTCAGTGTTTTTCTGCCAGATTTTCCTTAGATATGGGAAATCCGTAAGAGTAGACTGGAAAGTGCCAAGGATAGAGGCCAATCTAACTTTTCTCTGTAAACTTTCGTCATTATCGTCTGCTCTGGCAACAACTTCAGTAAGGTTACAGAACTGATACGGACGTAAGATGATTTCGGAGCATGGATTAGTCCCAAATTCATAAGAGCTGTCTCTCCGTCCTCGTTTTGCAACTGTAGACTTAGCAGCTTCTCTGGAAAATATTCCTCTTTCGCCAGAATAACTTTGGTACAACGCCAACCACTCTGACATAAACTCCCCAACTGTGGGTCGTTCATTATAACTTGCGCTATTGTTTGCAAGTGCTCGTTGTCCTTCTCGCTCCCACCACTGTCCGGCTTTAGCATGTCGCATCCTATCATCACTCAAGTCACTCAGGCTAATCATCGCTGACCGACGTACCCCACCAACAACCACGACTTCCCCAATCTTACACATAATGTCATGGCATTCCAAGCTGGTAAGTTTCCTACCTGCCGCACCTTTAAACTTATTAGTAACAAATGCAAAGAGGTCAGTGAGGGGTTTAGGGCCGCTAGCTCTGCCACCAAATATTTTAAGCCTAGCCCCTGCCGGACGTACTTTGTCAACGTTCCACTTTGGAATTTCACCGGAATACAATAGGGCGATGAGTTGACGCAAACTCTTTGCCCAACCTGCTTTACTATCAGATACAGAGATAGTAGTGTCGCTATTAAATAGTAATGAAGGTACTTCTGGTAACTTATTAACATACTTACTCTCAACTGAGAAACCTACACCAGTGCCACATAACAAAATGTACATGGCTTCGTCAAAGGATTTAACATCATCTACAGGGAGATAGGAACAGTTATATCCTGCTGTGTTGTCACGGTCTAACGCCTCACCTGCAGTCATCATGGCTCGCATAGATGGCATTACTTCGTGACTAAGGATGGCACTATGCAACTCGTTATACAACTCTGTAGGCATTGTATAATTCATCTTAGTAGATAGATGCTCATTCATAAAGCTCATATATCTACTCACTGTCTCAGGCCAATGCTCCCGACGATTACTCTCCTCCAAGAATCGGCTGTAGCGACTCTTAGCAATGAATGTTTCGTAGATGCCCATTTCGTGTTTACTCATTATCCATTTCCTCTTCATTATAAAATGCAATTTCTGCGATGCCTAAGTATAAACAAAAATATACACCGGGGGCTGCATTAAATTCAAGCCCCAGTGCAAATCCTGTCATTAGTCTGACTGCGATGTCCATTTAATCTCCACGTTGCCGAGTTCTACCTCACGCATGTTATTAATAATAGCTTTGGTTTCTTCGTCTAACAAGTCATAGAACAAAGGGCCGTACTTACCACTTTTTACAATGTAATTGAAGTCAATCATTACCCAATGTAACCATGCTTCCTCATCGTTTACGTCTGCTAACACTGGTTTTTTTTGAAGATTCATTCTTTTCTTCCTTTGTTTTTAGTTTATGGCAAGTAGTACACAACACTTGTAAGTTATGTTTCTCACAAAACATTCTATTAATGTACACATCCCAAGACACAAAACCAGTAGCGGTATTGACTACTGGCTCTATGTGATCTACTTGTACATCTTTGGCTGTGTGTTCACCCTTACACTTAGCACATCTGTAATGCATTGCTAGTTTACCAGATTTCTTATTAATCTTTCTGCCTAGCTCTGATTCTTTAAGTGCTTTCCATTTAGGAGGCCATCGTCGCATTCCACCACGTAGCGTACTAGTAATGAAACTGCGATAACGGCCTTCTGTCCACTCACCATCGTTTCTTATTTCATCCACGGTGTTACTTTAGTCCATGCGGCAAAGTGATGTAAATTACCGTTGCTGTCAATACATTTGCTATACATCCCATCAATGCCCATGAACTTGTATACATCACTTGTTGTAAATTCGTTACTAGCAACTGGTACTTGTATAACATCTTGCGGTGCAAGTTTAAAATGTGATCCATATTCCATCTCATACAATTGTTTCATGTCTGCTATATCTATTTCACTAATCATACGTTTCTCCATATCTGTGATAAGTTTATTTACATCTGTACTTCTCATTTTAGGTTCAACCACAACCCAATCTGTGCAAAGGAATATCCTGTCCAAATCATACCGTTAGACAAGTCACCTTTTCCCCATTGTAGCACACCTACGATGAGATAGCCAACTCCTGTTGCTCCTATGATGAACTGCTCAATCGTCATTTGCTTTCCTGTAAATTGTGTTACGTGTTTCAAAACTCCCATCTGGGAATTGTTTTAATACAATACTTGTGCGTACATTATCTCTACCCCATACAGGATGGTCAAGCGCATACACATGAGCCACTGTATATTTAGGATACATATTGTTATCAAACTGTACGTCACCTATGTAGTGCACTACTGGTTTTCCTGTTTCTTCAGTCATATTTATTCTTCCCAATCTGTTTCATCGTCATAGTTAAGAACATCCTCTTCTTCAATGTCGTCATCTGAATCTTCATTAGTCTGAAAGAATTTATGATAGTTGGCAACCAATACGTCAGGTAGCAGTAAAACAATGTCGTCTACTGAAAGACCTAACGCAATGGTTAGCTCAACTGGATCATCAAAATTCTCCTCGATGAATTGCTTAACATTCCAAAGTTTATCGTTATAGTTCATCATCACAAACCGTTGGCATAAGTTTTGCTTTTGTCAAACGTTCAGAAAGCTTCTTTTCTTTACTAATAATGTCTTCTTTAATAGCGTCAGAATTGTTACTAATAATGTCACGTACTTTAGTAATTTCCGTTATTAGCAAGTTTAACTTAGCTAGTCTACTGTCTAAATCTTTTAGATTGTATATAGAAAAATCTATGTTAACTTGTCTGCTGCAATCAGTAATACTAATACTTGCATCAACACCGTATGAAAATTGTAGATCACCTACAGAACATTCAATAGCTGCTAACCCTTCTGCTTTGTTTAAAAACTTACGTGAGTAATGTTTAATCTTTACCATAACGTTTCCCTAAGTATTCAATTGATAAAAACATCTCGTCAAAGTGACCATCATTAACTTCATTAAGCATCACTAAACCACGCCAATGTTTATTAGAAAGTTGATCCATGTAACTCTCGTCATGCAGGTAATAACTACCTGCAATTATGGAACAGATGGCTTGTCCGTCTGCTCTTTTGCCGTATGCGACTTGCTTTCCTTGCTGATGACCAGCAATGCAAGACATATGGAGCTTACTAATAATAGCACTAGCAGTACTTGCTGGCCTACCCATAGCTCCAACAGGCCAATAGTGGTTGAAACCAACACCATTAATAAAAACAGGATGTAAGAATTCATGTACTTCCCAATCTTTCTCATAGTTTAAATCCTTAGTGGAGATGAGTCCCTCAAGGGTAGGGTTGTTGTTAACGGCACGACTGATACGGTTCTCGTGGTTTCCCATAAGCATTACCATTCGTGGCTTGTATACCTTGTGCTTGCTATCCTTCTGTACCTTCTGCATGGTACGCAAAGGGGCTAACATCTTCTGCATAGCTTCCTTCACAACCTCTACATCCTTCTTATAGCGTAAGCCTTCAAAGTATTTAGACCCCTTCACATCATGTGTAGAGAGGCTAGGCATATCTGCAAAGTCACCAATGTTAATCACAACATCTGGTCGATAGTCACAGATAGCCTCACCTGCCCACACTAGGTGCTCTGTAGGTACTCCTTCTTTAATCTGACAATCCGGTATTACCAGTATCTTCATCAATGTCTCCAAAGTTGTTCCAATTATGATCTACATAGGTGCTAACTCTTTCGTGTACACCCACATACCCTGTAGCATCTAAGAACTTAGCGAACTGAATAATGATGTTGCCCCACTGTGTCTCATCACTCATCTCAAACTCATGCACAATACGTTGGTTAGTTGGAAACTCTACATCTGAAAATATGTTGTCTTCAAGTTTAGAGGGTTTAGTCTGTTCAAATCTAAATCGCATTTGGTTCTCCTTCAATAACAATGTAAGCTTTAATTGGCACGTATAATTCGAATCCACCCTTATTGCATTGAGCATCATATCTTGCGCTACTAATAGCACTAGTTTCTGACACATACAACTTTGGTGTTGCTGTATTTTGTGCACACTTGTATTCCGTGTGCGCTTTGTGTTTCAACACCCACACCTCTTTAATTACTTGCATTAGTAATCTCCATAACTCGTGGTACATCTACTACTTCTACCAAGAACTCTGGGCCACTTGCATATAAGAATGTACGCATTTCAGGGAAGCATTCTTTCTTAAAGTTACAGTAGGAACAAGACGTACACAGTTTCTTATTCTTACTAGTCTTACTAGCAGGAACAGGGTCAAGTCGTTTAATGGTGTCTGGGCTTGTCATGCCAGCAATCTCTGCCGCATGTTCAGCTTGCATCCTAAACAAACTTTTGTTTACCTCGATTGGGTAATAGTTTACGTGTCCTAGCTCCTTCTGTATAGTAAGAAAGCCAGCATTAGCATAATTAAGAGTAGTAGCATAACCGTTCAGTTGTTGGTAATATCCAAATGGGTCGTCAACTAAATTGTTCTTAAACTTCTCTTCAGAATATTTAGTAACACTTTTAACGTCAACCATTACATTGTCGATAACAGCGTCGATACGCCCTCGTACATACCAACCGTCACCAATGTCATATACAACTCGCTCTTGCTTCTTCTCTACTGTATGCCCTGCATCTTCTGATACATTCAATACCAACTCTTCTAACACATCCCCATAAAAGAATTTGAGTAGTGCTCTGCCATCTGGTTTCTCAGCAATGGTAGGCATGTTGTACTTGTACCAAAGTCGTCTAGGACAGGGGTCACCAACTTCAGAGAAATACAATATCTTCTCCTCTCGCTCCCTATCACGTGGTGTAAACCATTTATCGTAGCTAACATCTACTTTGTTGTTACTAGTAACGGGTTGTAATCCACCACTAATAACACTGTAAATATCATCCACTAGTGTAGAGATATTCTTCATTCTGCAACCATTGCTTCCGCAGCTTGTGCATCTAAATCACCACATGAGTAGGCTTCAAACTTACGTGCAATTTCAATGATAATTTCAGCGTAGTCTTGGATAGTGGCAACATCTTCTTTGTTACCTACATAATCACATACTGCCTTAGTAGCATTCGTGATTGAGTTCTGTCGGACAATGGCACGATCACCATGTAGTAGAGGGATAGGGAACACCTTGCTAGGAGGGCTGTAAGGGGCTTTAGCAGGGCTTGCTGAAGCTGTTACAGGTGTACCAGTACCCTTCTTAATCATCTGCACAGATGTAAGGTCAACGTTCTTACCGTAAGTGTTCTCGGTGAATTGAAAGTCAATCTCATCACCAATAGCGAATGTAGGCTTCTTAAAACCATAGCTGAAACGCTCACCGTTAGCGATGATTGTATAAGCAGGTTTTGGGCCAAACTTAGTTGTTACTTCTTTAGTCGTGATGTTCTCAATTGTATAGCTCATTATCTTCCTTTGGTTAAACCGTTGTTAAAACTTCTTTATCTTGCCAATTAATTCCAGCATCTACACCTACGCCTAGCTTGCATGGAAAGTCAATGTTGAAAATAGATTTCATGTACTTAGGTGCGTCTTCTAATGTCTTCTTAGCTAATATAGCACACTTTTCTAGCTTGTCAATAGGTACATCCAGTACCACGCTATCGTGCACAGTCATAATTAATTTAACATCAGGTGTTAGTTTAGCATCTTCCAACTCACGAAGCAAGATACCAACCATCATGGGTACAACATCACCAGTGGCAAACCCTTGGATAGGCCAATTCTTTAACTCGGTAGGACTGAATGAC